GATTGGTTGCCTAAATGCCTACTCGCAGTCTTTGCTAAATCGTCTTTGCTTGGGCGCAAATACCCAATCGACTCAGTCATTTTAAAATTTACTCGTCATGACGTCAAGCAATATTGATATCGATATCCTCGATGAGCTTCCGCCTACTCTAGGAGCGAACAGACCTGGAGCAGCTGCGTATTCTGCACCAGCTGAGATTGTTCATTATTACACATTCCAAGGGCTCACCAGAGACCAAATCTATGTAATGCTTGCGAACATGATCCATTACGAAGATGACAGTTACAATGACACGGGAGAATTTGCGGCCTGGTTCTGGACGTTGATAGAAGCTGTTTTCCCCGGACTTCCTGCAAACGTGTTTTCGTTGACAACAACTCACCGTGGAGTTCCTCACCAGATCCACCCTGCCCAAACGCGATGGATGATGGATGGTTGGTACTCAGGCTCTGTGAACGATCTTCGACAAGCTCAAGGGAGACCGCCGAGACCAAATGTTGTGCAGCATGTCAGAGTGATCCAAGCTGACGGATCATTGCGACCAGCAGAACAAGCTGATTTTGATCATGACGCTGCTCATCCGGATGCACCAAACCTTTACGACACCATCGATGTTGATGACGACAACCAGGGAGATCCAGCTCCTTTTGAGCACCTGCCCGGAATGAAGGTTGCGGAACGGAACAACGCAACGAAAGAAGAACTTGTTGCAGCTGTTGCAACCGTTATCTACGCATTAGGGAAACGCGCCGACGCAGTCAACTTGGTTGGTTTCCACGCCAACAGAATGAAATCTGTGATGCAAAAACTCAGACTGGGAGACGCAGTAGATGCTTGGTGGAAAACAGCAACTAACCTACCAGCTCTGGTCGAGTACCAAACCGTTAGCTCTTACTTCAGCTCTCGCCATCAGTTAAGATCTGTGTTTGTTAAAATTGTGCTTTCGTGGACGGTCAACTTGGATGTTTCTCCCGATCAAGACATTGTCGCAACATTAGTGAAATTGTGGAGAGAAAGCGGTCTCAATCATGTTAGACTGATCAAATCATTGATTCGCAAGTACTTCCCAGCTCTCACAGCACTTGCACCACTTATGGATGAAGTCCGAGATTTCCTCAAACAATACAAGTTGTACACCACATCTCAAGATGACGAAATCACGTACAATCGTGTCATTTTGGGAGACAGATCAAGTTTGTTACCGGCAAGAAACTATCCAGAGCTACTCAAACTCGCAAAAAAGGTGGCTACAAAAACTGATCCAGGTTTCGCTAGATACGCTGCAGGTGTTGGAGACTCCTTGTTGTGGAATGACTTTTTGGTCGCATGTGGAAAGAAGAATCTTATTGTTCCAGGGGAGGACGCTGCAGGATCCGCAGACAGAATAGAGGCATGAGAAGATTGATCATTGTTGAATCTGTTAGTTGAATTTAAGAAAACCGACCAAGACATCTGATTGATCATGAGTTCATCTTCCAAGAAACCAGAGAAAGTAACCGAATCTTACGAGGTGTCAGATGACATGCCTGATGTCCCGTTCGACGACGACCCTGACGCACCGCTTGATACAGATCGAATGCTTGATGAACTGGCGAAGATGGTTGTAGAGGCGGACAAACCAGTTGCTGAATCAGAAACGAAGTCAGATACAAGCGACTTCGCACCTTACGGAACCGAGTTTGTCTCGCATATCCGAAAAACTTCTATTGAAGCTTTTAAATCAGTCCTTAGTCCGTTCACCTCAGTCTCAAAGCCGCCTACTGCTGGGAGTAGCAATTCTGGAATCATCAGCAAAACGAACCAGTCTCCACTAAAGTCAGACATTAAGATGAAAGGAGTCGAAGAACTTTCCAAACCAGCTGACACCAGTGTCGGTGATTTGTCTGAATTGATTGGAGGATTCGAGCTTAAAGATACTACGGCCGTTAGCTTAGGAGACGAAGAGGAAGAAGAAGTTGAGAGCGCTGAGTTGTCAGTAGCGTCTGATGACTACACATTGTTGTCCTTAAGAGATCGGGTCTCAGCACTTGAGAAAATCGTTGAGCGTCAACAGAAGCAAATCGACACTCTTAATGCGGACATGAGGAAAGAAAGGGAGTCGTTCAACCGTGAAATTGCCAGATTACGTTCAGTTGGTTCGTCTCCCACTTTCAGCGTTGCAGGACCTGCTCCCACTGCTATTGGAATCCCTACTCCTGTCTCGACATTGGTCCAGATCGCATCTGGAGCTGCTGTTCCTGCGCCGCAGACCAAAAAGAAAGCTCAACAGCTGTCTCTTTATGACAAAGCAGCTCTGTCTATGAGAAGATCGTAAAGAGCAATCGTTGACTCAAGGAACCTCCGCGGTTTGCTTGCATATTAGTCCAATTAAGAAAAACCGACCAAGTCAATTGAAATGAATCTCGATCTGTTAGAGTCAGATTTCTTCACGTGCCCGTCATACGAGGTGAATGCGATGAGCTGCTATCGCCAGCTGATGAATGATTCATCGACTATGTCGGATGTGAGTTTGATACGCAACTTCGCAATGCTCTTCTGTTTAGTGGCGAAAGAATACTCACGTCGGGGATCTAAAGTCATGAGATCTCGAGCTCAACTGCCTTCAGATGACATCAAACTGATGTGGTGTGTTGCTATTGTTTGCTTGGCACCCGCTCGGTCAGATCTTGACCTGACACTTGGAACCAGACAAATGGATACAATTGGAACATCGTACCTATACTATGCAAAGTTGTTAGCTGCTAACCTCCTCAGAGCTTTCAGATCCCAGGACAGACTCGCCATCATTGCCAAAGGAGAATTCTTCTCCCATGTCCTGAAGCACAGAGGTGACTACTTGGAGCGACCCCATTTTGCTAGTCGACAAATTTTCGGTCTTGGCTTTGAAGCCTTTGTTCAAAGAGATGACCCCACAGGACTGACTCTGTCCAGATCTCTCAGAGAAGGAGTCTTGAGGACACGCAATGGCCCGTCAATCCAACCCAGATCGTCGATGGACAGTGCGAGATGACGATCAAGGAAAGTTGATTATGTCTGCTGCATATTAAGAAAAACCGACCAAGACATATTATTTTTAAAGAAAACACCCAGACTCATCGATCAACTCACAAATGATGAACTACGACGATTTTGATGAAGAAGAATGGAATTTCATGGAAGACGATAATGAGAGATCAATGCGAATTGACTTTCTGGATCAATGTCTGGACAGCCCCTTGACAGACACGGTGCTACTAAAACTCATGAGTGTTGCTAGGAAGACGGAGCTCCCACCACGAATCAAGGATGGAGCCAAGGTCCTTGACGAACAAGAATTTGTGAGGAGTCTAGAGGCGAAGTTTTATATCGATAGTTACAGACCATACTCAACACAAACAGTATTGTTCCTTATCGAAAAGATAAGAGGACGACCAGAATCTGATTTGATAAGCCCAGAGTCAGAAGTCGCGACAGACATTAGCAGAAACATTTGTGATTTCATGAAGAAGCTCACTGGCTCCAGGCCAAAAGATCTTAGTGGTGCTCAGTTCGACACCAGAACAAAAAGATACTACACGGCCTCCTTCGAGCTTCAGACGGCGCTCGATAAGAGAAGAGCTGCTTCGCTTGTAGGAGGAAAGACCCCTATCCATGCTGTAGCAGCGGGAATCCACTGGTATATTGGAACACGTCACGCTGCTTTGGTGAAAAATCGAGTAGCAACTCTCATGACATTTGACATGTTCTTATGTTTAGTCGACATAGCAAGACTAAGATCATCTTGCCTGTTGGCAGCTTGTGTTCTCGACAAGCCCGGATTGACTACCAGCCTGATCGAGAACCAGTACAGATGGCAAGAGTCCGTCCTGATTGTTTACGGGAATGAAGGTTACGAGATAATAAAAGCACCAGAGACTCTATTCAGGTGCTGGTCATCAAGACTCACAGGAGGATCAGTTAGAGAAGATGACTCTTATGAGCGGATGTTAACTAAGATCAGAGGAAAGGAGAGGAAACTGGGTCGACGCAGTAACTTCCTCGTTGACGAGTTCCACGAGCGCCACATTAAACTGGTCGACACTGAAGATCTTGCTGCCGAATTATTCGGATTAATCAAAGGGACCGGACACCCTATCATTGTTCCAGCAGTCGGAGGAAAGTCATCGAGAGAATATGGAAAGGGACCAGATCGATCAAAACTGGCAGCTATAGAGGAGAATTGGTTCATTTTCTCCCATCTTATCTTGACCAACTACTTGAAGAAGCACGGCACCTGGCCGCCGATTAAATTCTCATCAAAACGCACAGCGCTCAAGGACCTGTACAAAAGAGGGATTTTGTATGTGGCTGATGGGAGTTATCCCCTAACGGACTGGACAGAAGCAGAGATAATGCAGATTTTCGATTTTGATTGTGTAGAAAATTACATGGATTTATTGACAGACAAAGCATGTGCACCCCCTCGGTCGTTAATGTACAAAGTCTACTCAGGGGCACAATACGACGCTTCAGTGAGGAGAATTCTCAAGAATATTATCACTCAGCCCCTTGTAGACACCAAACAGCTAGTGAGGGAATTCGTCACAAACAGCATGTCCCCAGATGATCTCAATATAATGCTCGCACCAAAAGAGAAAGAGTTTAAGCTAGCGGCCAGAATGTATTGCTTGATGACGTTCAAAGTTCGAATCCTCCTCTCGATTATCCAATATAATGTAAAAGAGACATTTTTCAAGTTACTACCCTACCAAAGTATGACTATGGACCAAAATGAACTCCATCAAAAACTGCTATCTATGACAACACCAAACGTGTCATCAGAGAGCATTTTTATTGAGATCGATCTTGCCCGATGGAATCTTTGCTTCAGAGATCACTTCGTTCATGGCATTGGTCGCATGATGGATAGAATGCACGGAACAAGCAACACGTTCGGCCGAGTCCACCAGCTGCTAAAAGAATCCCTTGTCACAGTAATCGTCAAAGATGAAAAAATTAATGGATTTACAGAGAAGAACACTTGTGAGAATTCTGATCTGCAGTGGAAAAATCACGAAGGAGGCTTCGAAGGGATCGATCAAGCAACCTGGACGATCTGCACCATCACGATGATCTATCGAGCTCTTTGGCTGGAAAATTGCAGGTTTATTTTACTGGGGCAGGGAGACAACCAAACTCTAGTCATATCTCGCGTAAAAGGATCTAGTCCAGAACCATTCAAGGAGTTTGTACCACGAATCATGAAGAAGATAGAAGACTCGTGCGATGATGCTAATCATGAAGCAAAACCCGAGGAGTTTGTCGAATCTACGACTACTCTAACATACTCAAAACTTTTCATCGTCAAAGGAAGAATCTTACCTATGGAGCTGAAGTTCGCTCAAGGAATCGCGCCACTCACATCCAGTGATATCCCTAGCTTCGGAGATGCTTTGGGAGCAATCTTCTCTTCTGCAATCGGTTCATCAATGAATGCTCTTGACCCTCTCAAACACTGGTTCTTAGCTCTCTTGCATGCTTGTTCAATGATTCTCAGATTCAAGAAGCACGGAGGTTGGTTCGGGGGTCAATTCCGCGACTCAATTCCATGGAAGTTATCAAGAGAGACAGAGATCCTTATGCTGGTCATCCCATCTGTTATTGGAGGCTTTCCGATCAGCACCTGGACATCATTCCTCGTCCGCCACGATCCAGATCCTCTCGGTTCTGCACTATCAAGTTTGAGAGGTTATGAGTCAATCCCAGAGGTGAAAAGATACTACTCCGCACTATTGGACCCGAAGACATACCGATCAGATAATATTGACCTGTCAAAGCTAGTTCAAGACCCCTTTTCGCTACCGTTCAAGAACCCAGTGTCGCAGGCAACGACTCTAGAAAAGTCGGCAAGGGAATGGTTAGGATCTACGACGAAAAATAAAGATATCAGATCTCTGTATAAGGCGGGACTGTCAAAGCCAAGCAAAGACCTAATGACGACTCTAATATCAACGAGGCCGTTTTTTCCTGTGGTCGCACATGACTTGTGGAAAATCTCACTAGGGGGAAAACTCGAGGAGGTAACTAAAGCTTTCACTATGACGAAGACCATCTCGAGCAGTGGACGAACATTCTCCTTGCACTGGAGACTCATCAACGCTGAGCTCGCGACGACGAGATCTGTAATCTCGAGATTTAGAGACTCAAGCTCAAGAGCCCCTATTCAAATCATGTCAGGCACAAATTCCTTTGATCTTTCTGAAAGACTACGGGAATACTGGGGGTTAGGCCGCCAAGCGATCCAAGGACTCTCGACCTACCATCCGTTTGACTTCAGAATCAGACCTACAAAGACAGCTTCTTATGGTGTCACCTGCACCGTTGATCAGTCCTTGGGGGACCCTCTCTACAAAAGAGGCGTTCACCGAGCATTCTTAGGAGGGAAAACTCGAGAGCGACGAGCAGGGAAGGCTTACGAGGTGATGAAGGACACGAATGTCTTAGAACTGCAAAAACTGGTTTCAGCATCAACGGCAGGGGGAGTATCACTCAATCTCAGGAAGGCACTGAATATAATTGCTATTAGTCGATCAACTTTCACTCTCGATGAGTTAGAAAAGATCTTCCCTCACACAATCGGAGGTACAATAGCACATCGATACGAGCAGTTAGGATCTGATGGAAGAATTGCACCGGTTGGTAATCCCAACTTGATGACCAACTTGACCTTCTGCTCAGACAATGTTCCTGGTGTCTCTGGGTCCAAAGACGACTACCCACTTGCATTCCAGCAGGTTTTTTCGATTCTTGCTGGTCTGCACCGACAGATGATCATCCACAGTAAGAAGAATCAAATCTTGCCAACACTCACTTGCGAAGTCTCAGCGGACGACATGAGTATGTTGAAACAGGAAGAGATCTTGGCAGCTGATTCATCATCCCCCTTCAACGTGTGGGAGGTCAGAGACAATCCTCTTGTCTACCTTCAAGGGATCAGACTACGCGAATTAAGAGTAGGAATGCCACCAACATCCGCATTTCCGGTCTCGTTCACAAAACATCTACATTCTCAGTTTTCAATCAAATTCCTCGTAGTCAACTTGATAATAAACGAGGCATGTCGACGCTCTCCTACAGCATATCGATTAGACGATCATGCGCTGTCGGATAGTTACCTGCCCCCTTTCGACACTGTAGTTTTTGACAACATCGGGGAGAAGGTGCTTTTAGAATGCTCAATTACTGCAGGCTCGATGTTGGTTATCACATCCTCTGTTCAAACGCAAGGGCCTAGAGTGCTTAGATATTCAGTCTCAGGACTGTCAGAGAAATGGGCAAGCGTGATAGCAGACCTTTGGACCCCCCACTTGACGAGAGCTAATGCAGAACTCCCCATAATAACACAGGCATTAAAAGATAACATGGTAACTGGTCACAATAGAGAAACAAGGAAAATGTCTTTCATAACTTATCTCCATCAAGAAATCTTATCTACAGTTCTATCTCCGCCATCCGACCTAGGAAAGATTCCACTAGCATACTTCGCGAAATCTCCAAAGTACCCTTTCCACTCGCCTATACTCTCATCATTCACTGTTTACTTGTGGGGGATCAGCTACAAGACATCAAAATCAGGGGTCTCCCTTGCTGTGAAGCAAGAATTGAGGAAAATGAGGAAAGTTCTAAAGGACGGAGTGGGGTCTCTTCACACAGATGACGTGTGCCGAAGCTTTATTCGACGATTCTTAGAAGTCCACAGAGCATCGATTGAGAATCATGATGAACAATGGTTTTCAATTATGACCAAGATGTGCGAAAGAGGATTACCAGGTTTCGACTTGTCACCTGAAGAAATGTGGAGAGGTCTGAGGCAAGTGACCATTAGATCTGGGGTGAAAAGACTAGGAAAAAGCGCCCAGTTCAACTACGTGAGATCAGAATCACTCAATTCCGGGATAGTGGAATTTAACTGTCGCCACTGGGGAGAAAGCAGACCGCTACGTTATGGTAAGATCATTAAAGATGGACGTGCATTCAATCCGAAGAGGATGATAGCGGACCATCTCACCATCCCAGGGGGTGTTTACTCATCCGACGGGATTCTTTGGGGGAAAATAAGCTTTCTAAGATCAGAGAGAGTCTTAGTAATCGGTACAGGATCTGGAGGGATCCAGACACTCCTTAGTTCAAAAGGAGTCATCAATATCGGATGCGATTACCAAGACAACGTTCCAACTGACCTATTAGGAAAGCTTGTGTACATTCCTCCTGAAGCTGCCAGATTTGGAGCAGGATCCTCGATATATGCGTCTGAGAGCGAATTAACCCAATTGGATTTCTACAATCCGATGGTGATTGCTGAGTTGGTGTCAACATACGATCCGTCAACAGTTTGCTTTGATCTCGAACCTGAGGACCACCACTTGGGAATGGATGTGTACTCAACCATTATAGATTCGGGCTTCTGTGGAAGGTTGCTTGTGAAACATGTAATCTTAGCAAGAGAATTGTCACAGATCGTAGCTAGTTTGAAAGAAGCAAAGGGAATTTCTGTTCGAGGAGTTTACAGACTATCCACATTCAACATCACTGACTCGTATAGAGTCAAGGTCGTCATCGATTGTCAACTCACCCCAGGGAGCCAGGTTTACCCGAATTCATCATTAGATTGTTCAATCATTTCTCAAGGGATCTACTGTCCCCCAAACCCTGCATTTGACACAGAATTAGAGATTAACGCAATGCTATCTCATGTGACCCGAGGCTTAGTGAGAGACAAGAAAGACATCAAGCGCAGGATCAGATCTATGAGGAAAACCGTCGATGATGCGGAAGCATCAGGTAGAGGACAAATGTCGACAGAACTGTTTTTTAAGTACCTCGGGGCCATATGTTACTGTGAGTTAATCCTACAAACTTGGGACAAATCGTATGGTGAGCAACTCAACATCTTGAACAACCGCTACGAGAAAGGAACTGTTCTCGAGACCGGAGGGAAGAGATATAGGCTTAAACAAGGAACAGTTCGAAATTATAATGAATGCGTACTCAGGACGATTCCGAGAATGCTGAGATTACTCAGACTAGCCGCGCCAAAATGACACCAGAGGGTGATGCTGGCCTACACACAACATCATACACATCAAAAACTCATTATTAAAAACCATTTGGATTACGAGATCACAACAAAAACATGAGGCACTAATGGGAGGCAAAGGGCCTTGGGACCAAAGCTAGTAAAGAGAGAGACTTAGTGCCGAGAAGAGAAATTAAGTTTTTT